CAATAAGATAGTCCTTCATCGAAGGATGAAGATTATCAAACTCCTCCTGATTTAAGGTTTGTATATCCATGCGTTATGAAGATTTTGTAGTTTTTAATGCTAATTTATTTAATTCATCAAAGACTCTTTTCATTCTTGTTCTAATACCTGGTCTTCCTCTTTTTTCAGCATCTCGGTATTCATCATTATCTAAAAATTCACCTGCTGCTTCTTGATATCTACCTTGATTTATTAATTTAACTGTTTTTGGAGACTGTCTTACTGATCCTCTAAAGTATTCAGATAACAATGCTATCTGTAGTTCTTTTGGAAAAGTGGCAAAATTAGGTATTAGATTTTGTATCTCTACAAGTCTAACTTTAATATCTTCAGCTAAAAATTTTTCTGCTTGTTCTTGAGTTATTGTATCACCTTCTTTAATATTAGCATTATTTCTACCATAACCTATTGTAAAGTTTTTCTCATCATCAAAAACTTTAGTTGCTTTTAAAAAAGGTTTACCCTCATCTTTCATAATTTGCTTTGTAAAATCATTAATATTTGCTAATTCAGTTTGAGTTTCAGTAACCGCAGTAGCTTGTCTTACAACTGGGGTTTGATCAACTGCACTAGCTTGGAATGCATCTAGTCCTGTATCTTCAGGTTCACCCATTCTAATATCAGGTAAAACTTCTTTTAAAGGTCTTTTTGGTTTTGCTTCTCGTTTAAATAATGGAGAGAAATCTCTTACATTTTGTCTTATTTCTCTTTCTTCTTCTTCTGGTTCTACTTCATCTACTCGTGGTGATACTGTTACGTTTCCTAACTGACCAACCTTATTTGCATCTTTACCAGCTAAAGCATAAAGTTTTGATCCTGAATATGAATTTATCAAAAAGTGTTGTTTCATCAGTTGTTGATTGATTTGACTTTGTATTGATGCTCTTTGTTCTTCCGTTTCAGCTTGTGCTAAAGAGTTTGTTAATCTTGATATTTCACTAGCTATATTACCACCTTGAGCATCTAATATCCTTATCATACCTCTATAACTCACTGGCTTTTGAAATTTTATTGCTTCAAGTACATCAATACCATTTTCAATTAATTTTGTTTCTATAAAATTAGCCCTTGCTGTTGCATCATTTGGAAACTCTCTTCTAGCATTTGCAACTACTATAGAAGTTATTGAAGCATTCATATTAGTTCTACCTATTTCTGTAGTAGGGAATGTATTTAATATGCCATATGCTTTTCCACTAAATTTAAGTACTTCAGTTTCTAAATCTGTTCTAGCTTTAGGTGCAGTAATATCTTCTTTTATCCCTTTTAAATTCATCATTAATTTATCTGTTTTAGGCATTTTACTTATAGCAGATAATGAAGCTGCATGTTTATCTTGTTCAACTTTAAATAAATCTGCAGATGGCACATAAGGACTTGATAATTCTATGGGTTTACTTAAATCACTTGCTAAATACTTTGCAACATTTTGTTTAACTGCTGATATATTTTTATTTTCAAATATACTAGGTTGTTCTGAGTACATCATAGTAGTTAATCTATCAGCTGTTTGTGCTGGATTATCTCCAGTAATACCAAATGCTAATGGATTTTTTGTTATAATACTATTTATTTCTTTTATATTATTAAAAGCTGTTTCTGTTTTTGCAAATTCTTCATTTTCTTTTATCAAAGCATCCTCTGCAAATATTGCATTTTTTTTCGCATCTGCTACACCTTGTTCTGCTATTCCTCTTAATGCCCCAGTACTAAAATCACCAAAACCACTTGTTGCAAAACTTTTAAATATTCCCATCTTATTCTCCTCTTGCCATTAGTCCAGCTATATTTGCTGGTTTTTCCATAGGCATTTCCATCTGTTTATCTTTTTGTTCTTTGTCTAATTTCATATCATATTTTCTATTAGCCATTTCTTTATAAAAATTAGTATCTTCTGCATCACCTATATTTATCTTAGCTGGTATTTCTGCTAGTGTAGCTTCTCCAGTTATTATCATAGAAACCATAGGCTCTAATAATTTAGCAACATCTACTGTATATTTACCTTCTAAAAATCCTGCAAATGTAATAATTTTAACTAGTGCTTCAACTGGTATACCCATCCTTAAAAGAGTAAACATTCTTTTCATATTTTTTTCTTGCATTAAAGATTCATAAATATCATCTAATGCTTCTTCAACACTTGCTCTTTGTGGTGGATGTTCCCAAGGATAATTACCAGGTTCATCTGTTAATGATTGACCAGGTATAGGTGCATCAAATCTATTATCAGATGGTTCTATATATTGTGTAGGTTCTTGTAATCTTTCGTTTCTAAATTGTTCTATTAATTTATCTAATTCCATTATTATTTATCCTTTGCTATACTTTTATATCTAGATTTAGTTCCATATAAATATCTAATAGTATTTTGTAATTGTGCATATTTATAATAAGTAGCTTCTCCTACATCTGAAAATGATGGTCTACCTGCACGTGATCTAGATGCTCCTCTATCCATAAATCTACCAAAATTTTGTTGAGGATTTACTAATCCTTCTGGTCTAAAATCTTGAATACCTGATCCACTAATTGCATCTCTCATACTACCTATCACTGTTTGTGCACCAGAGTATATATCCCTAGCTGTTTGTAATTTAGGTGAATCGCTAAAAAATTTACCAACTGATGATGCAATATTCCCTATTGTGTCAAAAATACCCATAATTATTCTCCTGTATTATTTTCCTGTTACTAATGCTATACCAAACTTACCAAGTAATTGTAATAAAGATGATGTTTTATTTTCATCTGCTAAATCTAACTCTGTAGTTCTCTCTAGTGCAGCTACTGCTAAATTGTGTGCTCTACTTTCTTCATTTTGTGAAGATGTATTCACCCAAGCAGCTTCATCTCTCCAGCTTTGCCATAAAGCTGATAATGCAAAGTTAGATAGATTTAAAAGATTCTGTGCATTTAATTGGTTGGCAGCATTAGTTATTGTTGTATTAGCTGTATTGATTGTTCTTCTCCATTCAACATTTGATTGGTCTATCACTCTTTGATTCTGTTGATTAAACTGTTGTCTTTGATTTTCTACAGTTGCATTAAATTGATTTAATACTTGTGCTCTATCTGCATTAGCTTTTTCAACAGCTATTCTATTTTGTGAATTAATTGCAGATATTTTATTATTTTCTGCTAGTGCAAATTGATTCATAGCATCTGATCTTGCAGCGTTCTGTTCATTTATTTGTGCTGATAGATTAGAATAAAATTGATTTACTTGATTCTCACTAGTTGCATTAAACTGTCTTGCAGCATTAGATGCAGCTTGATCTGATAATAAGAATGCTTGTCTAACATTTAAATTTTGTAATGATGCTTGTTGTCTATTAGACAAATTCTGCATATCCATTTGAAAATAACTATTAGCATTTGTTATAGCAGCTTGCTGTCTATTATTAAGATTTTGAAATATCATTTGTTTATATGTCTCAGCGTCTGCCTGTGCTATAGGAATAGAAGCTGTTAATAAACCATCTGCTAATGCTTCAGCCATCATACTACTAGAACTTAGTCCACGTTGTGACATAGCAGTCTGTGTAGCCTTTGCAACACCTCTTAAATATGCTGGTAATGCAGACCCAGTATCTAATGATGTTTGAATATCTGTATTAATTTTTGCTAGCTGACCTCTAACTGTTGCATCACTATCAATAGTACCTGTAGCTGCAACTGCTGGTGCTGTTAATCCTGTTGCCTGTGCAGCTGTCATTGTAGGTGTAGTTCCTGCAACTTGTGCTGCTGTCATAGTAGCAGGTGATGCAGCTGTTTGTGCTGCTGTCTGTGTAGCTGTAGGTCCTGTTATAGGTGATATTGTTGGTGTAGTTCCAGCTGTTGGTGTAGGTGCTACGACTGTGCCAGTTAAACCTGGAGTAGCCATAGTCTCACCAGTTTGTACAGCTTGTAAAGTTGGTGTTACTACAGTTCCTGTTGGAGCAGTAGGTGCTGTAAGTAATGTATCAATAACTGATATTACCTTACGGCTTTTATCCTGTTCCGTCATTGTCGGCTGAATAGCCGCTTCAGGTAATGTTGTAGTATTTGGTGCGTCTGTTGTTTCTGCCATTATCTCCCCTGTCTTCTATATTTTTTTGTCATTCTTTTTTCATCTTTATTTAAATTTTTTTTATGTCGTCTAGGTCTTTT